GAACCATCCAAAGCTGCCATAACTTCATCAGCTATTTCTGCTATATCAGCAGTTGACTTATCTGAAAAGCAATTTACCCAAAAGGTTAAATCTTCCCATTTTCCCATGTCCTTAAAGGTAGCCATTGGTTTGTCTGTTAAAAGCCCGAAGGTTACATACGGAACTGTGTCAGCCTGTTTTGCCTTCAGTTGGTAAGTCTTGCTGTCATAACAGGTGAATACCGCCGTTCCGTCTGTAGTAGTATTCCCGTTAGTGGTTGTCCATGTAGGCTCTACTGTGGCGTGAGAAGTCCCTGCTGTAGTGCACTTGTATGAGTGGCTTGCGTAAGTTGTAGGTTTGATTACGTCCCCAACTGTATAGGCTGTGTTCCTGGCCGTTGTATCAGGCCAAAGCTTTAAGAGATTATAAAATCCTACATTGACTGCTGAAATCACTTGACATTATCCTTTAAGTGTGTTATTATAGGGTATGGAGATAAAGTTTTATTGGTGTTGGGATTTTGAGTTAAGAGGTTTACAATTTGGCATTGCCTATAGTTGGTATACCTCTATCCAAAGTGGCAAAACTCATCATCTTTCAATGGGTATTATTTTAGGCTTATTAGTTATAAGATGGTAGCTTCAACTTATATAAATGGGAATTTAGTTTATTATAAAAAGGGTGATTGGTATTATTATGATGATTGCCTTGTGTTTAATAATCCTCGCCCTTGCCCTAAATGTGGTAAATTGCCTACATCTGAAGGTTATGATGCCTGTTTAGGATATATTGAAGGGGCTATACAGGCTTGCTGTGGGCATGGAATAACTAATTCTTATATATGGAGGCGAGAAATGGATTATTGCCCATTATGCCATAGTAAAAAGGATTCACAATTATTAATATGCCCTGATTGTCTTAAGAAACTTCTAAAGCAAATCAATGATATTCATATCATAAACCCAATAAAACAATGAGTGTTAAATCTATTCATGAGTCCTATCGCCAATTGGGTATAGCCGTTCAAGAATTACGAGATATTATTTATAAGGAACTTCACCTAGAACAAATCTGCGAATGGCTAGAAAAGACATTGCAACGCATTGCAAAATATAGGAGATAATAATTGGAGATTAAATTTTACCCACTATGTAAACATAGAGATTGGCGTGTGCCAAATGCCTAGAGGCAATCCAAAATTCTTATAAAAATCTAATCAATCTCCAAAAGTGTTAATTCCAAATGATGATTACTATTTGACGGATTCACGATTCCGACTATTTGAAAATATCTAGTAGAGTCCGAATTTCTAATCCTGTCATCTTCACTAATAGAGCTATAATCACAGAATAATTTATGAGAAGCGTATATAGTGAGTTTATCGGCACTCATTCTTTCAGATACAGGTAAACTTGAAAGCCTACCTCTGAAAGCTGTGCCATCTGCCCATGAGGTTGTTACACCACCTTGACCATCGTCTACTTCGGTTAAGGTCTGGGGTGTAAAGGATTCAATTAGTAGCCCTGAACTTATCCCCATTAGAATCTCATCCTTTTATAACTTCTAATACTCTCAAGTATAGTTTCAACCATGCTTTTGTTTATTTCTGCACCTCGCATACCAGTACCTAGTGCAGTCCATGAGTAATCCCCTATCTTTTCAGACTGTAATCCTTGCTTATCTCTATTCTGATAAGTAGCTACGCTTAAATCTATACACGCCTGTCTTATATATGAGGGGTATTGATAGATGTAAATAGTAGCCCCACTGGAATGGGTGGCTTGAGTTGTGCCGTTCACGCCAGGTTCTACTGTTAAAGTCAAACTAGTAATTGAGTAGATATAATACTGTTCAGAGCCTATTAAGATTAGATGTCCAGCCGATAGATTAGTCACAGCAGTAACATCTATCGCACTTTCACCGGCAGTCAAGTCCTTAGTTATTGTAGTATCTGCTATATAGGGTGTAGCCGAAATGCCGTCTCCATAACCCCATATCCCTGCAATCTCTACGCCCTTCTTAACTCCAGAAGCAAATGAACCATAGTCACCTTGAGGATTTATTTCTAGTCTTATTTTAGGAAAGGTATTGAGAGTATCTTCAATCCCAACCCCATAAGATATAATATCCCCAGTAGCAAAAGTAGTATCAAAAGTGTTTTCATAAGTACCGTCACCATCTTCGTCTGTTTTTAAGGTACTAATTGAGAGGAGGTCAGGAGTCCATAAAGTCACAGCACCATTAAAGTATTTAGTCGCTGATTGAGTTACAAAGAAACGATTACAGTATTGGTCAATAGCCCTTGATGCTGCCTCTACTTGTTTACGAATCATCACATCGTCTGTAGTGGCAGTTATTCCCAAAACACCTTTAACATCAGCTATACTAGCGTAACTTCCAAACATTTATACTCTCCATACTCGCCCACATATCGGGCAACTTTTATAACCTTCAGTGTTCTCATCTAATTGCCAGTAATCATAAGGACATAGATTATTCTCTAAGTCCTCATCTATAGGGTGATTAGCTTGTTCTTTGTTAAAATCAATTATGTTCTTTAGCTGTTCAAAAGACATTTTTCGCAAACCCTTATGATAGATATTATAGTATTATTCTTTGAATTTTTATGAGGCACTTGCTCCCAACTCCACAATTCACCAAGTTTAACAATCTTGCCGCAAAGTTCACACTCAAACTTATTCTGACAAATCCGTACTTTTATATTCCATAATAAATACCTCTATTGGTTTACTATACCCACATATGGGGCAAACTTCCCATACGGGTTTTACTAATAAAACTACCCAATAGTGATACCCACATTGAGGACATTTAAGTTCTAGTTTTATATTCCATTATACAGCTGCCGTTACCACTGATAGTCCAGATAACATTTTATAGACAATAAACCATCTAATAGCACCTGTGTTAGCTGCGCTGAATTTTGCTTGTAAACTTCCAGGAGTAAGTAACCAGGGAAGCATCAAGGCTGGTATAATAACCGAACCAGCGGTGACCGGAGTGAAAACACCTAACGCTGTATTGTCTATATAATAAGTTGTGCCAACTGCATCAGTGTCTATCCTAACCGCAGTAGACAGTTGTATATCGGCAGCAGGGTCGGTGCAGGCGTGTTGAATCGTACAGGTGCAGGCGTTATTGCCTATTATCGTAGAGACAAGCCCATAAAAATGTGTAACAAGAATAGGCGCACCAGCGATGGTAAATAAATCATCATCCCCATTAGGAACTGTCCCATCTGTCTTTTCTAGTGTCTGCTCGAATCCCTTAGCATATAATACAGTCATATTAGCCCCCCAGTTCCTTGATTCTTTTCTCTAACCTAGCTATAGTTTCCTTGTCTGATTTTCTTTTAGTTCTACATTCAGGACAACGTTTAGGCTCAACGAGTTTTCTATCTGAATAGAACTCCTGCTCTGCTTCAGACCAAGTAAACTCATTACCACATATTTTACACGTTAATATTTTATCTTCCATCTTATTCTCTTTTAGTGGGGGCTGGCATAGCGAAGCCATTTAAACGAGGTGCTACCTCAATACCCCCACTATCTATTTAGATTCTATCCCGAACTTTTCACACAGGGTATAGTGTTCCATACCCAAGCGTTCCTCTCGGTCAAGTTGCTCAAGTAATTTCTTAATCTTCTTACTCAAGCCTTCCGAGATTTCTATTTCTTTCGACTGAGGTATATCATTCCCCTCATCATCTTTGACTTTCCAAGTTACCCCCTTACCATCTTCGTTTACTGTGATAGCTAGTTTTTCTTCTTCTTCAGGGGTAAACAAATCTTCAAGTAAAGTGCGGGCTTCTTTCATATGCCCGAAGTTCCAGCCCTGAATCTGGGGTATGATGTTCCTGATTAGCAACCGTTCAAAAACTGTAAGTTCCACTCTTATATCTCCTCATATTTTATTAGCCAATGTTTAGGATTGCCACAAGGACAAGGTACTGAATGTTCGGGTATATCAGCTTCAGTTTTATATGTAGCCGAACCACCCTCACAGCCTAACTGTTCGCCAGATAATTCCACATGGAGATAATCAGCATCAGGATTTTTAACAAAGAAATCGCTTTCTATATAAGCATTTATGCCATCAATAAGTGCCTTTCTATTAGTAGCTTTAATAGCACAAAGCATATTGATTTCCCCATTGGCAAGATACATATCTACTGGCTTTTGTACTAACCCTAAATCTTGAAATTCTTTTGTTAATTCCATTCTCTCTCTCCTATTTATTTATGCTGGCTGAATTAAAGCCTCAGCCAGCGAAGGCTTAAAGTTTATGCTACTGAGTAAAAGGGGATTCCATAGGCAGTCCCATTATAGTTACAGGCTAGATATTTCTT